GATGGTCAAATCGTTGGAGGAGACCTCCCCCGACCGAGCGGAGACGGAGATCGCTCGGCTAAAGAACGCTGGACTTCAATCGTTCAGGCAGAGAGTGTGGAAGAGTTTTGGCGTCTTCTCGAGGTGCTGGATCCTCAGCGTCTGGCTTGCAACTTCCCAGCACTGCAGCGCTATGCCGATTGGAAATTCCGGGTGGAACCGGCCCCATATGAAAGTCCACCTGGACAATTTGACATCAGTTTGTTCCCAGAGTTGGGAGATTGGCAGCGACAGTTGGGTCTTACTAGCACCGGTGCGTGTTCACGCACAAGTCGCGCCACCCCCACTTCGTGGGGACCCCCGAGCGCTCCTAATTTCACAGAGAAACGGGTTGTTGTGTTTAGGGTTAGGTCTAGGGCTAACCTGTTTAGGTAGAAAACAGTCCCTCGTTGTCTGGGGGCCAACGCGCACGGGCAAGACCACATGGGCCCGCAGTTTAGGCCCGCATCTATACTTTTGCGGCCTTTACAGTTACAAGGAGGCGAAAAACGCTGCGTCTGCTACCTTTGCTATATTCGACGACATCCAGGGCGGCATCAAATTTTTTCCTGCCTTCAAAAACTGGATGGGTTGCCAGTATCAGTTTCAAATCAAGGGTCTTTACCGCGATCCCGAAATGTTAACTTGGGGTAAACCAAGTATTTGGATCTCAAACACTGATCCGCGGGACGACATGTCACTGGCTGATACTGAATGGTTGGAGGGGAACTGCACTTTCGTTCATGTAACTAGCGCTATCTTTCGTGCCAATACACCATAGCGTCTGTTTGTACCAACGCTCTAGCTTCTCCCGGTAGTGGCGTATTCGGTGGCTTTCCAAGCACCCCCAACACGAATATGTCCATCACATATAGGTTGCCAGGCGAAACTGGCCCTGTAACCGACCACGGCGATCCATGTCCATCACCCGGGCCACCGGGTTCCTCGCCGTCGTCTCCTGGCACATCGAAGAATCCCCTCTCCTCATCGTCGTAGGTGATGTTTTGGTTGACAAAGGTCGACGTTGTGTAGGTTTTCTGAATCGTCCCGTCGAAGGCACCGTCCGTGTTAGTGGCGGAATAAGTTGGGCGTATCCGTATCTTCCTGTCGGATACCAACCCCACGCGTCGACGATCCACAGTAGCATTGTTGAAGTTGGTGTAATCCACTCCAAGTGAGCCTTGGAACATGGTCTCCATGAACTTCTGGTTTCCAACAATGGACAGGTCGAGCACATTAAGTGGGCGGAAAAACACCTCTGGTGACGTGGCACTCTCGACCGGTATTCCTGCAGGGTACTGTTGGTGGCTCCAGAATACGATGCGACGGTGGACCCAGTTGCCGAGGCCCCCGTTAGCGAAGGTCCAGTTGTCCTTCACCCCCCGGAAAAATATCGTATTCCTGTTGCGCACGTATTCCGATTGGGTCGTGTTCTCATGATTCATGTACGTGGGACACCACAGAAACACGTTGAGTCCACTTTCCAGTGTCACAAACCCTGTAGGTGTGACGTTGTTGCCTAACGTCGTGCAAGCCATAGCGTTCCGCTTCTTGATTGAGGCCACCTGCAATATGCGCCTCTTGCTGACACGAGTCCGCCTCGTAACGCGTCGTCTCCTGATTGGTCGCCTGGATGTCAGCCTTCGCCTAAAGGTACGGCGAAAACCGGTTTTGCGGCGTGCGGTCCTGCGGGTCCTGAATCGAGACATCTTGGCGGTGCGAAGTGCGATGTGCGAAGTTGCGTAGGTCACAGGGGGTCGGGCCTATATATACCCCCTCCGTGCCCTGTGTCCTGGGCTATAATATTACTTTGCCCAGGACACACATGCCAAGCTTTTCATTCAACGCTAAACACTTCTTGCTTACGTACAGCCATGTCGAAGGCACCTCAGATCGGCCAGCCTTGGATGCCTCTGAAATTGTTGATTCAATTGCAACAATTGGAGGACGGTGTATTATTGGGCAAGAACACTACAATGACACTGGAGGGCTTCACTTCCACGTGTTTATCGCTTTCGAAAGCAAATTTCGTTCCCGACGAGCTGACATCTTTGATGTCAACGGCTACCACCCTAATGTGGTACCTTCCCGCGGCAGTCCTGAGCGCGGATGGGACTACGCTACAAAGGATGGTCAAATCGTTGGAGGAGACCTCCCCCGACCGAGCGGAGACGGAGATCGCTCGGCTAAAGAACGCTGGACTTCAATCGTTCAGGCAGAGAGTGTGGAAGAGTTTTGGCGTCTTCTCG